TCGATAAAACCAAGATAAGACCTAAGGGGTTTATTGTCAACCCCCTAGGAATAAAAATTTTTAGAGATAGTCGCTCGACCATTTGCCATCATAGCAATCAACCATTTTGCCGTTGAGCTTCAAGGCAACGGTACGGATGACCGTGCCCTGCCGTGGCGTGTAGCTGTCGAACACATGTTCCGCCATCGCGCGCGCTGTGCTCTCGATGGTTCCGAGGTGATAGCCGTGGGTGTATGTTCCGGCGTCGGTTTCGATGGAGAGGATGTAGGTCATGGGTAAGTGCCTTTCTGTTTGCTTTGTTTCGATAAAACCAAGATAGGGCCTAGGGGATTGATTGTCAACCCCCTAGGAATAAAAATTTTTAGATTAAATTCGCCTTTTGCTGGGATAGGAGGAAAGGCCGATAGCATGACGTAGAGCATCATTTAATAGCTCGGTGTCATATTGGGTAAGTGTGGTTGAGGCGAATGGGTGCTTGCGAGAATAGGCTTTGATTTTTTGTGCATTTTCCAGAGTGGGGTTATTGAGGTATGCTTTGAGGAGTTTGGTCATGGGGTGTCTCTCTTGCTCGTTTGTTTCGATGGAATTAACATAGCAGCGAGGGGATACATTGTCAACCCCTCGAAAAAATAAAAATCGGTATGTCAGCATTAGTGCCCAATCGAGGAAATAACAGAGCGCAGCGCGGCGCAGTGCTTTTGGGCGTCGAGTTAAGAGACGCTCAAGAGGAAATGTTTGCCGTTATGGTTTGCGATGGGTTGCCGATGGGGCTGGCGTTCAGACGGGCTGGTTTCACGTCGAAACATAGTAATGCGCCATCCAATCTTTTTCATCTTCCTCGCGTTCAGGAGCGAGCGGCAGCGATTTTAGAGGCTCGCAGGACGCAAGGCGTCGTCAGCCTTCCCGAAGTGACGGACATGCTTAAGCGTGTCTTTGCAGGCGCCCATAGTGAAGGCGAATATTCAGCCGCACATAACGCGGCGTTCTCCTTGGCAAGGCTCTATGGTCATGTCACTGATAAGAGCACAGTCGAGATTATCCGTAGGCCAAGCCGCGATCCGGATGCGCCAAGCGAGCAAGCCCTGACCGATTGGGCTGCGGGCCTTCCTGTGGTCGGGGCTTCGGGCCCTCAGATGGCCCTAGAAGTGGGCCAAACCCCTCAAAAAGCAGCGTCGGGCCCCGCGCCCGCGGCGCTATTAGGGCCCGGGCCCCAGGTTGTTTCACGTGAAACAATCGAGGCCCCGCCTCCGATGTTGTCTGCAGACAACATCGAGGGCCCGGGCCCTGAGTTGTACGCGTACAACTGGGGATTGTCTAATGATATCAATGGCTTAGCCGAGGGCCCGGGCCCCGGAGGCCGGGGGGAAACCGGAAATGGGGCCCCATGGAACCCGGTAACAGGGGCCCCTCAACCCGGCGCGCGCTCTGGTCTATTAGGGCCCGGGCCCCATCCCCCTGAACAAAAAGAGGTCGATGGAACGAATAGGGTACCGTTCCCCACGGGGGAATGGCCCAAGATTGAGGATCTGTTTTAGGTGTCGGCGAAGCCGACACCTAAAACATCTCAGCAGCCCCCTCCGGGGGCGGAGGATCTGTTTTGAAGGTCATAACCGGCTTCAAGCCCCAACCCGGTCCCCAACACCACTTCCTGACCTGCCCTGCCGATATTGTAGTTTACGGCGGTGCTCGCGGAGGTGGTAAGTCTTTCGCGAGCCTCGGCGAGTTCTGGTGCCACTCGGAGGACTGGGGCCCTGCCGCCAAGGGCCTGATGCTGCGGCGAAGCCGCGAAGATCTCAAGGATACAATTGATGTCGCCCGCCAGATGTATGGGAGTGCCGCGGAATGGAAGGACAAGGAAAAACAGTTCCGGTTCCAGAATGGTGCGGTTTTTCACATGGCGTACTTAGAGAACGATGCCGATGCCATGAACTACCAGGGCTGGAGTTTGACGCGTGTCTACGTCGAAGAGTTGACGCAGTACGCTTCCTCTACCGGCATCTTTCGGCTGTTCGCAACTCTGCGGACTACGTCAGGAGCGCGCTGTCAGTTCAGAGCTACCTGCAATCCCGGCGGACCCGGACATCATTGGGTGAAAAACTGGATCATCGATAACGGTGCCTATCGCCCCGTCAAAGACGCCGAGACCGGCCTCACCCGGATTTTCATTCCGGCGAAAATCTCGGACAACCCGCAGCTGCTGAATAACGATCCCAACTACATCAACCGCCTGCGGGCCTCGGGCTCACCCGCGCTCGTCAGGGCCTGGCTCGACGGCGACTGGAACGTGATCGAGGGCGCGTTCTTCCCCGAGTTTGACCCAAATAGACATGTTATTGTTCCACCCCGCATACCGCTTCACTGGACCCGCTTCCGCTCGATGGACTGGGGAAGCGCCTCCCCCTTCTCTCTCGGTTGGTGGGCCGTGGTGCAGGACGATTTCATCCACGACAAACGGCGCCTGCCGAAAAACGCGATCATCAGATACCGCGAATGGTATGGCTCTTCTGGTCCCAACCAAGGCCTCAAGCTGCCTGCCGATGCAGTCGCCAAGGAGGTAGTTCGACGTGAGACAGACAATAGAGGCTTTCGCGAGCCCATCGCGTACGGCATCCTGGACCCTTCCGCATTCCAAGTCGTGTCAGGTCCGTCAATTGGTGAGGTCTTTGCACGACACGGCGTGTATTTCCGGCGTGCCGATAACTCGCGTGTATCTACGCCGAAACGGATGGGTGGTTGGGATCAGGTCCGCTGGCGTCTCAGAGGAGACGACGACGGAGACCCCATGATGTTTTTCGTCGACCACTGCAAAGACGCGATCCGGACCCTGCCGATGCAGCAGCACGACGACAACCGCCCCGAGGATCTGGACACGGAAGGTGAAGACCACGCCGTCGACGATATCAGATACGCCTGCATGTCGAGGCCCTTCGGGGCCCACGTCGAGAGCGACGTCGACCTCAATCCCCTCCTCGTCAGCAACGCATTTCGGCTCGACGAACTGCACGGTTAGGAATATATCCCTATCGCAGGTCACTTAACCGCGGGGAGCGGTTGCATGCCTGCGAGATTATCGCCTCAGGACGAAAGGCTGCGCGCGAAGCTGGTGCAGGTGATCGCCGCGGGCCAGCACCCGAAATACACCCCGGAAAACCTCTGGGCGGCGCAGGGCCAGCAGCAGCTGCCGAAGCCGCCGTCGAACGTCGAGGACTATCCCGTCGCCCCCGGGGTCAGCGTTAGAGGTCTGACCTCGCCGATCCAGCAGTTGCAGGACCCCGATCCGCAATTCGCTTTCCCGATGGCGACCGCAGGGCCCCGGGCCCCGGAACCGGACGAACCACCGAAGAAGAAACCCGAAAAGGCCAAACGCTGATGCCGGTGACCACCTATGGCGCCACGGAAGAACGCCCCCCGGGCATCGCTCCCGTGAGCCCCGAGGCGGATCGTCCCGACGCGCCCCAGACCTCCGCCACCGAGGACGTCGATCTCGGCTGGTGGGAAAAGGCCCTGGCCGACGCCGAGCGTGCCGAAAAGAACTGGCGCGCCCGTGGCCGCGACATCGTGCAGATCTACCGCGGCGACATCCCGATCACCCGCCCCAAATCAGGCAAGTACTCAACCTCCTCGGCCTATGGCACCCGGCAGGAAACCTCCTCGGTGTTCAACATCCTGTACGCGAACACCGAGGTGATGCTGCCTGCCGCCTACGCCAAGCCGCCTGACCCGGTCGTCAGAAGCCGTTTCGTCAAAAAGACCGCGGAGCCCATCGCTCCGCCGCCTCCTCCAATGATGCCCCCGCCGGGTATGGGCGCGCCGCCGGGCTTAGGCCCTCCGGGCCCCACGCCTCCGGGCGCGGGTCCCCCGGGTGCACCGGGCATGCCGTTGGGTCCCCCGCCGCCGGGCATGTCGGCCGCGCCGGGCCCTCCCGCACCGCCGACACTGCCACCCGGGGGCCCGATGCCCGCACCCCCTCCCGTCGGCGGTCTACCCCCGCCGCCGGAAGCCGGGGGCCCGCCGCCCCCATCGCCCACACCCCCCGGCGGCGGGCCTCCTGGCCTTGGCCCCTCGCTCCCCGCACCAGCACCACCCGGCCTGCCGGAACAGAACGACATCGAGACCGCGGCTGCGGTGATGGAAAAAGCCCTGGAGATCGTCGTCGGCGACGAAGCCAGCCACGAGGCCGTCAAGTACGCGGTGCGGGACATGCTGCTGCCGGGTAGAGGCATCTGCCGCGTGCGCTGGAAGCCCGTCATCAAGGAGGTCCCCGTCGACGATCCCGTGATGGGCGGCCAGCTCGCGCATCCGCAGACCGGCGAGCCTCAGACCAAGGAGGTCAAAGTCTGGGAGACCGTCGACGACGAGTATGTTTTCTGGGAAGACATCCTCATCGATCCCGTCCGGCAGCACTCCGACGTCTCTTGGATCGCATTCCGGCATCTGTTCGATCAGCAATCCCTGATGCAGGAATTCGGAGAGAGTGAAGAACTTCAGAAACTCAAATCCCAGAACAAGCTTCAGGATCTTTTCAAGTGGACCGAGGAGAGTGCCGCCAAGGCCCCCATCGGCGGCGGCAGCCCGCCGAAAACCGCGTCCCGGCTCGATGCGGTGATCCGCAAGGCGATGGTCTGGGAAGTCTGGAATAGAAGCACCAAGGAGATCATCTGGCTGATCCGCGAGAACGGCGGCATCGCGCTGCGTATCGATCCTGATGCGCTGGGCTTGCAAGGTTTCTACCCTATCCCGAAGCCAATCTACGCCGTTGTTACCACCGACACCATGATCCCCAAGGCGTTCTATGATCTCTACGCCAATCTTGCGGCCGACATCGACGACACGTCAAGACGCATCAGCGACCTCACCGCCAAGATCAAAGTGAGGGGCGGCTATAACGCCGCCAACAAGGACATTGCAGCCCTTCTCACCGCCGACGACGGCAAGATGCTGCCCGTCGACGGCGTCGACCTGATGTCGGGCGGCTTGCAAAACCACATCTGGCTGGTGCCGATATTGGAGTGGGTCAACGCGCTGAAAGAGCTGTATCACTCCAGAGATCAGCAGAAGAACGCGATCTACGAAATCATCGGCCTCTCCGACATCGTCCGCGGCTCCTCTAACCCGTACGAAACAGCTACTGCGCAGCGCATCAAGGGCACGATGGGCACCGGCCGCATGCAGGGCGTCAAGTCAAGCGTCGGCAATTTCGTGCGCGATCTGATGCGTCTCAAGGCCGATATCATCGCCAAGAATTTCGACGCCGAAACCCTCACCAAGATGACCGGCGAAGAAGTTACTCCGCCAGTGATGGCGATCCTGCGTAGCGACTTCGCGCGGATGTGCTCCATTGATATTGAGACCGACAGCACTGTCGAGTTCGACGAGACTAGCGAAAAAGAAAGCAACGCCCAGACCATGCAAGTGGTCGGCGGCGTGATGACGGCGGCCCAGGGCATGCTGTCGACCGGCCTGCTGCCGCCGCCGATGGTGATCCAGCTGACCCTGGAGATGACCAAGATGATGCTGCACCCCGTGCGGCATTCGCGCGGCGTCGTCGACCTCATCAACGGCTATCAGGAAATGCTCACCAAGTTCATGCAAGCCGACCCGCTGGGCGCGTCGATGCGGCCGCCACCCCAGCCCGAACAGGGCCCGCCGCCGAGAGGTGCCAATGGCCAAAAACCTCCGCAAGCGCCGCAGCCCGGCCAAGGTCTCCCGCCCGGCGGCGCGCCGCACTCCGGCCCGCCCCCGCAAGCCATCCCCCGTCCCGTCTAAGAGGAAAAAACCGATGACCGACAAAGATAAAAATCACGATAAGGACTACGACAAAGACAAGCACGCTCCGCCACCGGCCGCCAAGCCCGCCGCCGCACCGGGGCCCGACCCTGCGCTCACGACTGGCCTGCCGCTGGACGCCTACATGACCGAGCAGGAAAAAGCGGCGATCAAGGCGGGCTCTCCCGGTTCGAAACTGCCCTATCCGTCAGGCGATCCGCCGCCCATCGTCGAGACCATCACCCGCTCGCAGGGCATCAAGGGTGCCGCCGAATACCATGAGACCCCTGCGGATACCAAAAAGAAGGGGGGCTGACCGATGGCGTTTTTCATGCGGGATGCGTTCGACGCCAACTCGACGGACGATTACCGGCCGAAGACCACGCCCGAGAAAGCCGGTTGTCCCGGCACCGGGGCCGCCGTGACGTCGGACCCGAACTACACCTTCGCTTCGACCATGAAGGCGGGCTTGGAAAAGACGCCGTATCCGACCGGCGGCGGTGGCGGGGCGGCATCCCTCGATACTGTCGCGGCCGTCGAAACCACGGCAACGACTTCCGTGTCGAATGTTGTTCCTAATGTGCTGTCTGTAACCCCCGCCACGGGCCTCGCCGCTGGCGGCACCGCTGTCACTATCAGAGGTTCAAGTTTTACCGGCACAACGGGCTCGGGGGTGAAATTCGGCCCCACGGCGGCGACGTCTGTCGTCGTGGTGAACGATGGCACCATCACATGCACGTCTCCGGCAAAAACAGCCGGCGCCTACGACGTCACGGTGACGACGCCGAACGGCACCAGCGGAGCTGGCGTTCAGTCCACCTACACGTAACGGAGCAATACAGATGGCAATGGTTCGTTATCCGCTTCCGATCACCAGCGCGATGGTGACGCCCGCCAATCCGCACGCGGGCAAGCCGCGTTACGACAGCGCGCCGAACGTCGCCGCCGACTGGCACGGCGGCGATTTCGGCCAGGACGTCGACATCGCCGAGGCGATGCAGGCGGTCGCCAACAGCCACTCCGCCGCTGTTACCACCGACTACGACCCGCAGCATCAGGAGGGCAAGGGCAAGAACATGACCCCGGTCTTGAAGCCGCTGCCGGACCTCGGGAAAGACTATGGGACCTATGCGGGCAGCTACTATCGCTCAGGGCCCATCACGCCGCGGACGCCGTATCCGGACGCCACCTCGCCGCCCATCGTGACGGGCGTGAGCCCGAATACGGGCCTCGCCGCCGGAGGCACCGCCATCACCATCTCGGGCGTAGCCTTCACGGGCGCCACCAACGTGACCATCGGCGGCACGGCGGCGGGGGCTCGGGTCGTGGTCGACGCCAACACCATCACGTGCACCACTCCGGCGAAAGCCGCGGGCACCTACGATGTGCTCGTGACGACGCCGAAAGGCACCAGCACGGCGCAGTCCGGCGCCGTCGACAACTTCGTGTACACATGAACTCGGGACACCGGCCCAACGAACAGATGCGCCTGCCGGGCCTCGGCGTGCCGGTCGATCCCAGGACCGGCGAGATGCTCTCGTCGGTCGCGCTTGCCCGGCTCGCGCGGCTCAAGGACGCCGAGGGCATCGTCCGGCAGATTTTCCATGAACTCGATGGCACTTCCCTCGGCTCGCGCCCCGGCGACCGGCGGATGGCGCTGGCCTTCACCAAGCTCGAAGAAGCGCTGATGTGGGCCTCCGCCGCGGTGCTGGACCACTACGGGAGCTAACCGTTGCCTGTCTATGTCCTCTATGAGGGCCGCCTGATCGATAAACGCTACCGCCCGGCCAGACCAAGCCATGCCGCGTCCGATCTCCCAGCGCCCACCGTAATGTCGCTGGAGGCCTATCTCAGCCCCATCGACGACGCCCCGGTCACTTCGCACCGCCAGCGCGACCGCGATCTCTACAACTCTGGCAGCTACGACCGCAGAGACACCCCCGCAAGTTTCAGGAAAGCACAAGATGCCCGGAGAAAATCCAACCAACGAAGCGCCGCCGAGCCTCCGCGATATAGCTGAGCAGGCCTATGACGACATCGAACAGGGCGCGGAGGCCGAGGCTCCCGAGCCCCAGGAAGGCGAGCCCCCTGCCGAAGAGCCTCTTGCATCCAGCGACAGACCGCGCGATAAATCGGGCCGCTGGGTCGCCAAAGGTACGGAGATCCAGCCGGGTGAAGCAATCGAACGGCCCCCTGCCGTCGATCCAGCCCCGAAGAAGCCAGAAGTTTCCGAGACCCGTGCCACCGAGCCTGATCCAGCCGCTCAACAAGCGCGAAGCAATCAGGTCCCCGAGCACTGGAGCGCCGAAGACAAGGCTGTCTTCGCCAAATTGCCCCAGGAAGGACAGGCCTTCCTCTTGAGGCGGCATGGCGAGATGGAAGCCGAGTTCACGCGCAAGTCTCAGGCGAGTGCGGGAGCAGTCCAGTTCACGCAGTCGCTCGCGCCCGTGTTCACTGACCGGCGTATCCAATCGTCGTTGCAGCAAATGGGCCTCAATCCTACGCAAGCGGTCCAAGAGTGGGCCAGCTTGCACGTTCGGGCGATGTCCCCGAACCAGCAGGATAGGTTCAGCGTGCTGGTGGACATGACCGAGCGAATGGGTCTGGACCCAGCGCGCATTTTCTCCGCCCTCAACAAGTCGCCGCTGCCGGAAGGCTTGTCTGAAAGCGAGCTGAAGGACCCGGCGGTAAAATTCTTCGCTGATCGTCTCGGTCAGATAGCTGGTGAACACAACGCTCTCAGGAGCGAGATGCAGCAGCGCTGGGCTGCCGAAAATCAGGCCAGGGCTCAAGCAGGCGAACAATATGCACGGTCGAACATCGATCAATTCGCGGACGAAAAAAGCCAAGACGGCAAGCCGTTGCGGCCGCATTTCGACACCGTGTTGCCGATCCTGCTCGATCTATTCAAGGCTAATCCTCAGAGAAGCCTTGCCGAGGCATACGACGCCGCCTGCTGGTCTCATCCTGAAGTCAGAAAGCAACTACTGGCGGCCGAACAGTATCGCCAGCAGTCGCGGCATGACGTCGAGAAAGCCAAGATTGCGCAGCGCGGCAACACGCGGGGCCTCACCAGCCCTGCCGTCAAGCCGCCGGGCGCAGACGGGCCTTCGCGGGGATCGTTGCGGGACGCCATCGAGAAGTCTGCCGAGGAGGTCGGATATTGACCTCATAGGAGCGCCATATGGCAGACCCGACAGTATCTATGCTCGTTGCGACCACCATCAACAACTACCACAAGCAGTTCGCGGATAACGTCACCAACTCCAACGCCGTCACCGCCCTTCTTCGCGAGGGCAACCGCGTTCGCGTCATTGAAGGCGGCAAAGCGATCTCGTGCCCCCTGACATACGCCGAGGAAACGTTCGCATGGTACCTCGGGACGGAGCTTCTTTCCCGGGCCACCAAGGACACGATTTCCGAGGCCAACTACTCTCCCGCCAACGCCGTGGCTTCCGTCACGATGTCGGGCCCTGATCTGGCCAAGAACCGCTCGCGCGAGCGCATCCTCAATCTGCTTGAAGGCAAGCTCGACAATGCCGAGAACACGATGAAAAATAACATTACCAAAGCCGTCTATGGTGATGGAACTGTTGCTAAATCCTTCGTGGGCCTCAAGGGCTTCGTCACCGCCGACGGTCTCGGCACCATCGGCGGCATCAACGCGACCACCTGGGGGTTCTGGATGAACCAGTTCCAGAACGTGGTGCGCGCCACGGGTCTGCAATATCCGGCGCTCAAGGCCGGAATGAATGCACTTTGGATGAAGTTGATCCGGGGCGCCGAGAAACCAGACTTGATTGTCGCCAGCGGCGAAATCTATGCGACGTACGAAAGCGGCCTTCAGGAAAACCAGCGCTACGCCGACGCCAAGCTCGGCAGCCTCGGCTTCGAAACGCTCAAATACAAGTCGGCGCCATTGGTGTTCGACGGTGCCGCCACGGGCCTTACCGATGCGTATTACTTGAACACGAAATATATGAAATTCGAGATCTACTCCGGCAGGAATTTCGAAAGTCTCGATTTGCCGGATCAGTCGCCCGATATGGACGCCGTAACCCGCCACTTAGCGTTCATGGGAGCGCTGACGCTGTCCAATCGCGCGATGCAGGGCAGGTTGACCCTTTCGGGAACCTGACCTCGCTAACGGCTGCCGATTTGCGGGGAGCACGGCAGCCGTTTTCTCCCCCGCGCTCCCCGATGGAGCATCGATGTCAGATACCCCCACGCTTGTCCGTTTTTCTACTGGCTGGGAGCGCGACGGCGCAGGCCCCGACGGCCTGCCGCTGTATCGCGAGACCACGCGCATCCGCCTGGACCGGCCGCCGTACCTTTCACTGGAGCGCGAAGCTGAAGAAGAAGATATCGCCGATCACCCCGGGCCCTACGAACTCTACAAGAAAACCTGCGAAGCCCGAAAGGCGGTCGTGGGCTACCCTCTGGCCTTGTGGCCCGCGTGCCCGCCGCATGTTTTCCAGATGTGCGCGGCGCGCGACATCCACACCGTCGAACAACTGGCGCAAGTGGTCAGCCAGAAGCGCCGTTCCGAAGCGGTGAAAACGATACCGCTTGAACTTATCGAGATCGCCGACCGCGCGGTGAAGATGATCGAACTGCACGGCAAAGCGGGGCAATACGAGGAAATCGTCACCGACCTCCAGAGGCAGCTTGACGCGCTCAAGGAGCAGCTCACCGAGGCGATCTCGACCATCTCGGCGCAGAAAGCCTTGATTGAAACCCTCAAGCTGAAAGCCGCCGCATAATGCCCCAGCTCGCCACCATCCTTCAGTTGGTCTCCGACGTCTCGCTGGAATTGGGCACCTCCCAGATCCCGGTGCTGCACGCGGTCGACAGCACCGACCAAGACGTCGTGCAGATGACGGCGTTGATGCAGAACGTCGCCGACGAGTTGCTGCTCGATCCGCCGTATCGTGAAGCCCTCGGCGACGGCAACTGGCTCTACGATCCGGGCAATCTGATACGTAAGGCCCGGCCTACCCAGGACACCGACATCGTGCTGTTCGATCCGAGGCTTGCCGTCAACGGCCTCAAATACCGCTTCCTGAAAGCCAAGGGCCTCGAATACGGCGAAGAGCAGCGCGACTTCATCGTGCGGCTCAACAAGATCGCCGCGCGCAACGCGCCAGTAATCGACCTCAACGAAGACCTGGGGCGTTATCAATGAGAATGATGCCGACTGAGCTTTTGAAGATCAAGGACAAGCGCGGCACCCCGACCCGCAGCAAGCGGCGTTCGACTAGCCATGTCGCGCACGTAAGTGTTCCACTGAAAGGTCTGAGCCGTCTGGCCCAGCTCAACGAAGCCGATCCACTGCTGGCGTCGATCCTGACCAACTTCATCGTCGTGCAGGACCGCATCTCGGTGCGCCCGGGTTACCGCAAGGAGGGTGTTACTCTCCCCGGGACGCCGCCCCCCGCGGTTTCAACCCTGATCCCGTTCTATGGCGTTGGCCAGACGTTCATCGTGGCTGCGGGTAACGCTCTCTACAATACTAATGGCACGAAGATCGGCACCACAGACCGCGTCGACGACAAATGGCAGTGGACTTCGTTCGCCAACCTGAACCAAGACAAATACACGGTCATGGTCAACGGCCATACCGTCCCGATTGTGTGGAACGGCACCAACGGTACGATACCGTCCACACGAGGCGGCGTGATTGATCTCCCGACCGTGGACCCGCAGCGCCATTTCCGCGAGGTTGAACTTATTAAGCCACGGGCAGCGCCACCTACGTTCAACGAGACCAAGATGGACAAGATAGTGTCCCATATGAACCGGCTTTGGTTGGCTGATAGTCATGATTTGATCGTTTATTACTGGCCGCTTCAGACTGCTGGCGGCGCCCTCGGCATGCTGCCGCTCAACGCGTATTTCAGGCGCGGCGGCGTCATCAAGTCGCTCCAGACCTGGACCTATTCGGGCGGCGCCGGGATGGACAGCCTGCTGGTGATCTTCTCCTCGAACGGCGAAGCCGCGATTTTTTCCGGCGTCGACCCCGCCGTCGATTTCAAGCTGGTCGGCGTCTTCCGTTTCGACACTCCGATGGCTCCCGGCGCAACCGTCAATTACGGCGGCGAGCTTTACGTTCTGATTTCGTCAGGGCTTGTGCCGATGTCGACGCTGCTGAAAGCGGAAGAGGATAATCTCGGCACTTCCGACCAGAACATCATGCAGGAGTTCATCGACGTTTCCAAAACATCCCGCGATGATTTCGGCTGGAGCGTCATCGTCAACAGCCAGACCAACCACGCCATTTGTAATATGCCGCTGGGCAATAAGAAATATCAGCAGTTAGTGAGGTTCATGCCGAACGCCGTGTGGTCGAAATGGACTGACGTCCCGGCGCGATGCTGGGCGTGGCTGGGCAACCACGCTTATTTCGGCACCGACGACGGCCAGGTTTTTATGACGGGTCCAGAATATCTCGACGACGTTGGCAAGCCGATTGACGTCGATGTGCGCTTCGCGTGGAGCAGCTTCAAGAGCGTCAACAAGAAGCAATTCAAGATGATGCGGCTCTACACGATCTCCGACCACATCCCGCAGCCCTATGTTGATGTCGAGGTCGATTATGCCGCCACCCCGCCGACCAATCTGCCCGATGTATCGGTTGTGGGCGTGGCTGCGGACTGGGGTGTCCCTGCCGGTGCCGTCGATGACCCTACTGTGGGCTCGGTCTACTGGGACGCCGCCAACTGGGTCGCCGACGCGGCACCGCGGCAAATCTGGCAGGGTGTGACGGGGCTCGGGCGGGTCGGGGCCCCGCGCATCCGCGCCAGCCTCCAGGGCACCACGTTCTCGCTCACGGGCGCGGACGTGATTTACGAAGAGGGAGGCCTGATGTGATCAAGGTAACCCTGCCGATAGTGCCGCCAGCGACTACCGGCGCCACTGTCTATTTGAACCCGCAACACATCGAGCGGATCTACCTTACCGGCACCCCGCCCGATACAACTTCAGTCATCGTTCTGACGACCGGCGTTCCGGATGTAACCGTGCAAGAAAGCAACGAGGCACTGATCTATTCGATCCAGGCCGATAACCGAGCGGGGGCCTGATGTGAACGTGGAATTCGGCGATCTCCCTCGCGACGCCCAGGTGATGCTGGCGCGGCATTTGAGGGTCGATTTCAGCCATTGCAGCTTCAGGGCCCCGAAATGGTTCTCGGCCTGGGCGCGCAACGACAACGGCCACATCGTCGGCATCTTCGCCGTCGAATTTCCAACTTGGTTCGAAGGCCGGGTCAACGTGCTGGTGCTCGATCCCAGATGCCTCTCGCGCCGCATTCTGCGCGCGATTTTCACCGCGCTGTTCGCGCAAGTGAAGAGGCTCACTGCCGAAGTCGAGCCTGATAACCGCCGGGCCGTGCGGCAAGTGCAGCGGCTAGGTTTCCAATTTGAAGGGTATCGCCCACTAGGCCTTGAGGGTGCGCGCGACACGATTGTTTTTGGCATGCTCCGAGAGGAGTGTCTGTTTTTGCCAACTACGTCCATTTCGAAGGTCCCAGATACAGTAGTACGAGACGCCGAAGCGGCACGCGAGCGCGGACGTAGGCTCTTTAGAGCAGCGGATTATCCCGACCTGCTTGAGCGTCAGCTTGGTGTGGGAGGGCACATAACGCGTTCCGTGACGGATTTGGTCGGCCATGTTGTCCTTATGGGTGGACCATCGAACGTGCCGTCTGTTGATGCAAGGTCGCGTACCGCAGCTATGGGCGGTTTCGTGGTGGGGAGGG